CGCCACGTTTGCAAATAGAAGGCACTTCAGACACCACTAGCGCACAAGCATTAATCTGCAATTCTAGTGACATTTATAGCTCATCAATTCAGTTTGCTAAATCTCGCGGAGCAACGATAGGCTCAAACACCGTTGTTCAAGCCAATGATTATTTAGGTTCGATTGGATTCCAAGGAAGTGATGGGACTGAGTTTGTCTCTGGAGCCTCAATAGAGGCTTTTGTAGACGGCACCCCCGGCGCTAACGACATGCCAACTCGCCTAGTGTTCTCCACTACGGCCGATGGGGCGTCTTCTCCGACGGAGCGGATGAGGATTAGTAATGCCGGCGGCAGTGCGCATTTTGCAACGCAATCTGGTGCCGGCAGTGCAGTTCTAGAGATAAACGCCAGCTCAGGTGCCGGTACAACTGACTATCTGCTTTGGGCTACTCATTCGGCTACTACAGTATTCACTGGAACTGTAGCGCTCAGAGCATATACAAACGGCAACGTCCAAAACATCAACAATTCCTATGGTGCTATCTCCGATGTTAAGTTTAAAGAGAATATCGTCAATGCTGGATCACAGTGGTCTGATATAAAATCACTGCAAGTTCGTAAATACAACTTCAAGGAAGAAACCGGACAGCAGACCCACACCCAAATCGGTCTGATCGCCCAGGAGGTTGAACTCGTTTCACCCGGCCTCGTCAACGAATCACCTGACCGCGACGACGAAGGCAACGACCTTGGTACCGTCACCAAGAGCGTCAATTACTCGGTGCTCTACATGAAGGCAGTCAAGGCGCTTCAGGAAGCAATGGAGCGGATTGAAGCTTTGGAAGCTGATGTAGCCCAACTCAAAAGCGCGTAGTCACCCGCATTACACTTACACAGTCACTCACTACCCATGTCCAACACCGTTTTCACCTGGCACATCGCTCAACTGGAGCGCGAGACCGCAGACGGCTATGTCTTCACGGCTCACTACACCATCGACGCCAACGACGGCACCTACAAAGCCGGCGCCTATGGCAGTCTCGGCTTTGAACGCCCCGAGGAAGATCTGATTCCCTTTACTGACCTGACCGAAGAGATCGTCATCGGCTGGCTCAAGGACAAATTCGGTCCTGAAAAGGTTGCCGACATCGAGGCCGCCCTTCAAGCCCAGCTGGACGAGCAGCGCCAACCCACAAGGGCCTCCGGGCTTCCCTGGTCTAATTGATGAGGGACTCGTCTTATGGCCGCTCGTGCAACCGAAGAGCAATTTAACGAACTCCACCAACTTGTTACGGACGAGCTGATCTCCAGAATCAAGAGTGGAACTGCTACCACCCAGGATCTTAAGGCTGCTGCCGACTGGTTGTCAAAGAATAACATCACGGGGCTTGCTGTAACGGGCAGCCCCCTTTCGATGCTGTTTGAATCACTTGAATTGGAGATGGAGGATGTCGAACAGGCCATCAGATGAGGACCACAACCAAGAAACCATCCGCAACCTCATTGCTGCTGCGGCCCTTGGGCTGTTCAGTTGGCATATTTTGACCCTCCACAACATTGCCAAGTCTGTTGATGTGCTTGTTAATCGAGCAGATGCCGCCAATCAACGCTTGGAGCGCCTAGAAACCTTTGTATTTATCAACGATGGCGCCAAAAAAGAGTAAATCCGCCCAATACTACGCTGAAAACCCAAAGGCAGCTGCCAAAAAGGCTGCCTATCAGCGCAAACTTAACAAAAAACCCACCGTTAAGAATGCTTCGGAAGAGCGGTGGACCGAACGGAGACGACGTGGCATTGCCGGAAAGGGTGGCCACGACCTTTCCCATACTAAAGATGGCCGTATGGTTCTTGAATCGCCATCCAAAAACCGCGCCCGTAACGGCCACAACGGCAAGAGCACACGAAAATGAACAAAGGAAACGCCAAGCCCCCTGGTCTCTACGCTAACATCAACAAGCGTCGCAAGGCCGGAACCAGTCGTCCAAAAAGCAAGAGCACGGTGTCTCCAAAGGCATACAGTGCGATGAAAGCAGGGTTCCCCAAGAAGAAGTAAACCACCGTAGTAGGCCTCATGCCTCTCAAAGATCCTTCTGAATACCTCTACTTCCTAAAGGCCATGACCGCAGCCGAAGCAAAGCGCATGTGGAGGACCGCCATCAAGGAACACTGGAACAACCAATGTGTTTATTGTGGCTCGTCTGAGAACTTGACGCTCGATCATGTCCATCCAAAGGCTCATGGAGGCCACGACACCACCCACAATGTCGTGCCCGCCTGCATCAACTGTAACCAATCGAAGGGCTCTAATCATTGGTTAAGTTGGTGGATTGGGCAGGAGTCCTTTGATGCCTCCAACTTTTCTAAGGTCCTGTCTTGGACCACAACCTGATTAACTAAGCAAACATCGCTACTTATCATCATGGCAACTCTTCCTGCTGGCGGTTCCGCCTACGGCTCCATTTCCTCCGCCCCCGGTCAAATCGATCAGCACCAGCTTAACAAAACCATTCAAGCATCTGCCACCACCGTTGCTCTGAATGCCACTGTGTCTGCTGCTACCACTGCTGTGCGTACCGTCCGTAAGGCCGATCGTGTTCCTAGCTCCAACAGCGGAGACAAGACTGGGCGCGTTCGTCGCGTCTAAGATTGACACATTCATAGGGGAACTGATTAAAATGGCACCAAAGAAAAAAGGTCCGACGATGCGGACCCAACAGCAACGCAAACTTCAGATGCAAAAGATCGCCAAGGGCGGTCCCCAACTGAGTGGCACCAAAGGCATCTCTGCCAAGACTCCTGCTGCTCCGGCAGCCACTCCTTCTAAGCCTTCCGGCAGGCAGCCTCGCGCCATCACAAACGGCAACAGCCCTGCCATGCGTCAGATCCGCGCCAAGGCTGTTCAGGCACGCCGTCAGGCACAAGGCAAGCCCGTAGCCACAAAGGGCAAGGCAGTTACCCTTCCCAACTCTGCCCGTGCTGGTCAGAACCTTGTCCGTCAGGGTGCCCAACAGTTGCGTACCATCGGTGATTCCGGTCAGGTGCGTGCTGCTGCTCAGCGTGGTCAAGAGATCCGTAAGGCAGCACAGGCCGCTCGTGGTGCCAAGCAGGCCGTGGGTCGGATGAGTAGTACCCTCTCTCGCGCACGCTTTGCTCGTGGTCCGGCTTCGGCTATTGCTAGCGTGGCCGCTGGTGCTGCTCTGAGCCCTCTCGCTACAAGGGCTGGACAGGCCCTGGGACGTGCCCTGAAGCCTGCTGCTCGTAAACTGGATGAAGCACTTCCAGGTGTGAATAGCCGCGATGAAGCACGTCGGCGTCGCTCACAGGCTGCTGCTAAGGGCTCCACGTCTCGCTTCAAAGGGGCTCGTGAAGCAGCCGTTAAGAAGGCAGCCGCCATCAAGGGCAGTCCCGTTGTTGGGCCCCGCAAGGCGTCTTCCGGCGGTGGCAGTGCTGCTTCGAGCTTCGACTCGTCCTTTGCTGCCGCTCGTAAGGCCGGCAAGTCCACCTTCACCTGGCGTGGCAAGAAGTACAACACGAAACTCCGTGGTGAGTGATCGTGGCCAAAAAGAGCGTCAGCCTTTCTTTAGGTCGTGGTGAAAAGTCCCGCAAGGGTGGCCTCACCGCCAAAGGCCGAGCCAAATACAATGCTGCTACGGGGTCTAACTTAAAGGCCCCTCAGCCGCAGGGTGGTCCCCGCAAACGGTCCTTCTGTGCTCGCATGAGCGGCAATCCAGGGCCCATGAAAAAGAACGGAAAGCCTACCCGCAAAGCCCTTGCCCTTAAGCGTTGGAAGTGTGGTTGATCATGCCCCTAGCTCGTGGATCTTCAAAGAAGACCGTCTCCAAAAACATCAGCAAGATGGTAAAGGAAGGTCGTCCTCAAAAACAGGCGATTGCTATTGCTCTTAGTAAGGCAGGCAAGAGCCGTAAACGTAAATAAGCCTCATCGGGGGTTCTACGGTCCTGTAGGGCCCCTCAACACCTTTTCTGGTATATTCTATCATGACCGATAAAACGGCAGCCTTAGAGGACCGTCTGAAGGCCAGTTTTCCATTGTTCTTGACTCTTGTATGGAAGTCGCTCGACCTGCCTCGCCCAACAAGAGCACAGATTGCCATTGCTAGGTACCTTCAGAATGGTCCGAAGCGTCTCCAAATCCAGGCATTTCGGGGACTAGGTAAGTCATGGATTGCTGCT